AAAAATAATGAACCTTCTAATAAACCACCTACGCTTGATGTTGTAGTTCCTTGAGTTACAGTTTGACTTGCACCTGCTGAAACATTTAATGAATCAGGTACGTTTTGAAAATTATCACTTGGTTTTAAAATTACAGGAATAGATGCAATGCCATTAGAATATGATATTATATAAATAGTTCCTAATTCATAATAACGTTCAATATAAGCTGTTGCTGTACTACAATTATGTGTTACATTTAATTGAAATTGAAATTTTAATTTATAATTTCCACTTTTTGATGCTTGAAAAGTTGTATTAAATCCAAATACATTTCCCGTATCATAATTAGGTGGTGTTGTTTCATCTTGAAATGTAATAATTTCATTATAAGGAATTGAAGGGCTTGCAGCTTCATTAGTATAACTTGCATCTATATTTATACTTTGTGAACTTGTTTTACTAACTCTAAATGTCCTATTTTTTATTTGTTCAGTTGTTAATTGTAAAGTTGAACCACCTGAATAAGGTATTATAAGTCTTTTAAATAATTCTGTATTAAAAAATACTGATTGATATGTAAACCCAGCTTGACTAAACATTTTATCAATTATAGTTTTTACATAAATAGAAGGGAACATTTCTGTTACTTTAAATTCTGTATTTATTCTAAAACCATAATCTATCATCGGATAAACATAGCCAATACCTATTGGTGCGCTCCAACTTGTTACTTGATTATCTTTGCTGTATGTATGATTGTATTCACTTAAATCTAAATCACGTAAATAACCATTTGTAAAATTTTGATATACATTCTGCAACTCACCAAAGAAAGCAACCTCATATTCAATCTCGTATTTATCAGTAACATTAACATTTAACAATTGACAAATCCCTTTGAACTGTGTTGCCTCATTGTAAGTTATTTCTGCTATTGCTTTTAAATTCGGATTAAAATTCGGGCTAAAGTTAGTAGTACCTGTACTATTAATGACTGCATTAACATTCCATATATTTGAAAACAATTCATTGTTAAAAGTAGAGCCTGGTAGTATAACAGTCTTGCTCCATGTAGTGCTGCGTTTTTCAGGTTCTCTAATATCAGCAATGTTAAAGTTAAGAGGTATTGAAACATCTTCTTTTAAATCTATCTGCTCGTTGTTAATGTAAATTTTAGTTAAAATCATCTTCTTTGTCTTTTTCTGTTTTGTGAGTAAGTAAATGAAACCACTAAATTAAATAGCTGCTGACTAGCTTCGTATTTTGTTTGATAACTGCTATCTGTAATATTTACAGAAACTAAGTTGCTGCCATCGTAAATATAAACATCAGGACTTGTTACTAATTGCTCTAACCAAATGCTTTCAGCTTCTGTAATCCAATCACTATTGATTGTAATTGCATCGTCTAATATTGTTTCATATTGGCTTAATCCTCTGCTTGTTGCTGAGTATCTATAATTAGTACCACTCCATTGATTTGGATTGCTTTTGTAAGTATTACGTTTTATATTGGTGTTCTTAGTCATTGCACCTGTGAAAGTGTAATAATCATACTTACCATAGTTATTCATAAACTTAAAACGGATAGGTGTGTACTTAGAGCAAATGTCTTCGCCGGGATAAATACGGATTGTTTCACTTACTATCGTTCCTGCGCTGTTTTTAATTCTAACTTCGTAATATTCCCAATTAATAACAAATATTGGAGTAGTGCCAAATGATAAGTCTGCATTGACTAAGCTAGTTAACCAGTCATAATCTACTCTTACATTTATTGAACGGTCTTGCCTATTAGATAACGCTGTAAAAGGATTTTGAACTCTTACTGTGTTAAATACTGTACCTTCGTCATAATAGCTTATAACTTCTAAATTGTAGGCTTCGTTTGCAGCATCAGTCATAAAACCTAAAATAAGTTTTTCGCCTGTTCTTGATTCAAATGTTGGCCTATCAGTAAGAAATTGACTTGAACTATTTTCAAGTACATAAGTGTTAGTTTGAAAATCTAAAAAGTCTAAAGGACTGAACACCCCGTTAAAACAATAACCTGAACTTGTTGTTAAGTTAGGATAATTAGTAATTCCACTACTTGGCCCATATTGCTCACCAAATTGAACTATATAAGATGCTATCGAGTTTCCACATTGTTTAAATGTAGTTGTGTTATCTTCAAAGTCTCTAGTTAAAAAGTTTTGAATGATACCAGCCACATCAAATGTTCCATAGTTGTTACTTGGATTTCTGCCTACTTCTAATCTAGTGTAATCACTTGAACCATTTACATAAATATCTGCTATGTAACGAAAATTAGATTGAGCAACGTTTGTACTACTCAAAGTAAAAATCATTTGATTATAAACGGGTGCGTAGCTGTTTGGTGTATTGTATATTGTTAGTGCCATTATTCAAATTCTTTTGTAATGTCTTTTTCTAATTGTGGGATTTCTTCAGTTAAGAATGGTTTACCCTTATATCCAAATCTTTTAATAGTTCCTTTTTTAAGTATGTTTGTTGCTATTGCATAGGATAATGACCTTTGCCCTTTTTTGTCCCCTGCTATGCTTTGTAATTCAGGTTTATTACCTATCCATTCTAAAATCTTAGGCTGCAGCTTTTTTCTATTTTCTTTTGAATATCCTTTTGCTGGTGTTCCTTTTTCAAGGTCTTCCCAATAATCTTCGAGTTCAATTGTTACTGTAACTCCGTTTTGATTTTGTTTAATTGGTAATGCCTTTAATGATTGAGATAAATTTTCTGAAGCGTTAAACTTGTATTTCTCTAAATTATCTTTAACTCTTTTTAAAAAGTCATTTACTTTTTGAGAATAAATATCCTGCTCACCGGTAAGTTTATCTTCTAAGTTATTTAGAAAATTATCTAACTCACTAAATTGCTGTTGGTTTATTTTTGCCATTTATTCCTATCTTTTATGTAACTCAAATAATTTAAAAAAGCAACTACATTCATATTTAAGTAAAAGTCCCATTTACTTCTATCTTTACCGCTTAAGCTATCCAATGTAACATACCAACTCCAATAATCTAAGTGTTTTTGTTCTTCAGTTCGTTCAATTGGCTCTCCATTGTCATTCTCGCTTCGCTCATTTGTTTTACCAAATAATCCTCTATATGAGGATACAAACCTTCTATAACTTTGCAAAAAAAAACACACAAAGGATAAACTATGCCTACATTTATACTCTTAATGTGTTGGACTTTTTCTGCATAATCCATTTCGACCTCTTTTAACTTAAACCATTTAAGTTTATAAGGCTTAACAAACATCGCTACTAATTGAGGTAAGTTACCAATAATACTTTCTTCGCTTTCTGTTAGTTTGCTTAAACTTATAAAGTCTCCTGCGCTTAGTTTAGTGATGTCATAATTTACTACCCATCTGTAGCCATTGTGCTTAAACATCTCAACTGAATTAGGAAACTCCATTTTAAAAATAAAGTTTACATTCTTAATCAGTTCTTTTAGTTGGTCGATTCTTATTTTCTCAACTTCTGCAACTGTAATGCCTGTTAAAATGGAAATAACTCTAATTTCTCTATCAATAGGATCAATATCTTTATCTCTTGTAATATCATAGATTAAAGGAAATTTTTCTATTGATATATCATGCCAGCTATTTGGTAATTCAATTGTCATCATTTTAAAAAGTACCTTTTAATTATATTATTGTGTATCTGCCTGTTTTGTATTTAGAGTAAGCATGGAAACTTAAACATGATGCCATAACTCCGTCATCGTGAAATCCACTTGTTGCTGAATATTTAATTACTCGGCTTTTTGGATTGTATTCGTAAGTAAACATTTCTAACTCTTTGTCTAACCAGTCAACGTTTAAGAATTTAACTTCTTTGTTTTGATTAGCCACTATCAATGATTCAACTATTTCTTTTTTACTTTGATTAGTTGTAATAAATGGTTCGATAGTACAATAGCTTGAACATTCTTTTTGTAACATTTCAAATATCACATCTCCAATAGAATTAACCTCAACTAATGCTGTTTGGACATTATTTGTCCTTAATCCATTTGCAATATTCTTTACTATTGTGGCCCAATCGCTATGTCTCCAACGTTCAATGTAGAACTGTTCGCCTTTCTCGTTAAATATAGAAAGTACCGAGTAATCGTCTGCTCTACCTAAGTCAATACCTGCAAATGCTTTGCCGTAAGATTTGTTATCTGTTAATTGCCGGTTATTGAAAAGCATTGCAGAACCATCAATGAACTCAGCTAAGTATTCCTGCCTGAATATCATTTCAGGTAAGGTTAAGTTTGCATCGTCTATCTCGGATGGATTAATCATTGGATTGTCATACGAAGTCATTGTGAATGATTTGTACTGCTCATTGGTGCCATCCAATTGGTGCATCTTATAAAAATGATTCTTACCTTTTGGTGTTGAAATCAAAAGAACCTTTTTGCCTTTTACAAGTACAGTTGCTCTTAATACTTCAGTCCATGCTTTTTCATCCATGAAAGCAAATTCATCACATACCAGGTAATCAAATGTGAAGCCACGAATATTATCGTAACGTTCTGCTGAAAAGAATTGAATTGTTGAGCCTGTGATGTATTCGATTATTAACTCGGATTGGTTAACCTTTCGATATATCTCCATTCGTTTTGCAAATGCCTTAAACGTTTCTTCAAATACTTTCTTTGATTGTTTGTAAACAGGACTTACCCATGCTATTTTACATCCTTTATTATTTAAAGCCCAAAATAACATTTGATTCAATGCCAATAAAGTTTTACCGAACTGCCTGCCTATATTGATAACATAGTATTTTTCAGTTCCGTTATTTATTGCATTATGAATTTTCCTCTGATTCTGATGTGGGTTGTATAGTATTGCTTTCGCCAAAGTCAGCTTTAAATTTCATATTTCCTGTTATCTTCACATCCTGCTGCTCTATGTAACCTCTTTTCTTTGCTTTACATTTTAAATAGAACATAGTAGAAAGTGGATTGCCTTTTTTTATTTGTTGGTGCAAAGCTGATTCCGCAAAGTCCAAAGCTACATTGTCAATCTCTTT